TTATCCTACATATACCTGACTTCTAGCAGAAAGACCCTGGATCTCTCTGAGTACCTTATTTTCTGCACGAAGGGCTATCACTTCTCTCTCCAGTTCATTCATATCAGCCACATTACTGCTGTTAGCTAAAGAAGGCGTTTTCTTATCTGAACTAAAAAACTCAGCAACATCTACACCAAGGACTTCAGCAAGGTTTTCAACTGTACTAACCTTCACATCAGCACCGTTCAGAAGGTTATCCAACGTAGTTCGACTAACCTTCATCCTAGAAGCAATATCAATTTTGCTAAGTTTGTTGGACGTTATTATGTCCACTATTCTTTGCACATTCATATTAAAATCCTTTAAATGTTCAACATAGTGGGTTAATATATACTAATAATGCCCACTAAACTATACGCTTTCAAAAAGTTTATTGTACTTTTGCAGCGTAAAGTTAGTAAATAAATACATAAGTACCAAATAAATTTGAAGAATAATGAAGAATAAAGATAAAAAAGTTCCTGATGCGCCAGATAGGCTATACGTTTTTCCATGCCACACTGGGATTACATGGGGATTGATAGACCCGGATGGAAAGCAACATGACGGTTACAATGTTTGGCTAGGTATGGCGGTAAAAGCGAGTGCAGATGATGTATTATACATAAACATATCCAAAGTATGGCATAAAGGAAAAGAACTTCCAAAAAGCAACGAAGAAGATTGCCTACTTGATTATGCTGATGGCTTGACTAAAGAGGTGGGGCATACTTACACAGACCCTGATGGTTCACGCGGATGGCTCACAGACTCTGGTGGTCATCTTTTCGAAGAGATTGTTCAATGGGCGTACCTCGAAGATATAGTTCCAGCTTTAGTTAACTATAAAAAATAGGCACAAAATGAAAAAAAAAGCTCTATTCCTCGATATTATGCTCAATAACAGATTTGTATGCACACTGAAATACATGTATTGTCCATTGTTCGTGATACGATACGAGGAGTTATTAAAGTTTGTTCTCGATAAGAGACCGTCTTTGAAAGGCAAACCATTCAGAATAATGTTTTGAAACAACAAACGAAACAAAGCGTATGAAAAAGATAATGTTCAATGACCAGTATGGTCTCACCGAAGCAGTTCTAGATGGCCGCAAGACTCAGACAAGAAGAATCGCTTATGAAAAGCCTTTCAAGCATATCCGTAGCTGCGGTTTTATCATGGAAGGTAAAGATAAAGGCAAGCTCGCCATCAATGATGGAAATGAGATTGTAGCAAAGTCCACTTATAAAATGGGTGAAGTCGTAGCAGTCGCACAAAGATACAGCGACATTCCGTTTGCCAATGATATATTCAAAGGGGCAGGCCTTTCCATAGGATGGGAAAACAAGATGTTTGTGAAGTCTAATTTGATGCCTCACCAAATCATGATTACCAACATTCGGTGTGAAAGACTACAGGACATCAGCACCATTGACTGCATGAAGGAAGGAATCTTCTGTAGCCACATCGAAGGGGTTCATGATGCTTATACATACGATGCCACATTTGATAGATTTGTGAAGAAATGGTGGTACAGAACTCCTATCGAAGCATACAAGATGCTTATCATTAAACTCCACCTCCACTGGGACAGCAATCCTCTCGTTTTCGTTTACGATTTCAAACTAGTTAAATAATAATTAAATTCAAGCAATATGTCAGAAGAAAAAGTACCACTCAGACCTCAGATTAGAGAACTGGAGCTGGGTAAATCAATCAGTTTCCCTATCAGGAGAATGAGAACGATCAAGACAACCTGCTCGGAATTAGGTGTAATTTACTGTCGTAAGTTCAAAACCAAAATCAACCGGGAGAAAGAGATCATCACAGTTACAAGAACCAAATAAAAAAATAGTCATGAACGAAGTAGTACAAATCCAGTTTGCAGATAAGATGCTATCCTTTGATACATTCCTGTCAGCCATACGCAACGTTGTGAAAGAAGAAGTCTGCAAGGCTGTAGGTAAACGTCCGTTCCTCACACAAGCCAAGGCATACGACATCTACGGAAGAAAAAACGTTGAGCGATGGAAACGTGAAGGAAAGGTGAAAGACTTCGCAAGAGGCAGAAATGGCAAGATTACTCGCCACGAATACAAAGTATCAGAGCTGGATGCATGTGCCTGCCAAGTTCAAGACTATCTGTGTCCCAAATAAGATGAATCCCTTTACCTACCGCTAATATAAACAATATAAAAAGATAAAGTTATGAAAACAATTAAGATCATCTTCTGCATTGCCATCTGGCTAGTCTTTGGATGGCTCTACCTCAGTAAACTCTCTCAGGGCATTCATGATGAGAATCTCATTTTACAGATGCCTCAGAGTACCTATGATGAGATAGTAGATACTCTTACCATTCGTAATGGCTTTCAGCCTACCGAGCATCAGATAGTAACTTACTATTATGAGCGATTCCAGAAGTAAGAGCACCTATGCAGCTCGCAAGTGCCTCCTCTGCCATGATGGGCGTAACTGCATCAATGGCAAGTATTGCCTTAAGCACAAAAGATACGTACAGCATCAGGAGAAACTGCCATGTGAATAACTATTTAAACTAAACAATATGGAACAGAACAACAAACAGACGATGCCATGTTTCGAACTTGGCAACCTTTACGTCTTCAACGAAGAAGACGAGGATGGCGAGTTGACCATCATAGGCGAACTCATCGCCAAGAACGAGAGTCAAGACACATTGACATTCGGCAATCAGTACGAGATTGAGACCGAGAATTTCGTTACCGATCAGGCATTTGACCTTCGCATAAGTACAAACAAGGAACTGCGAGAAGCGTTTGATGAAGAAGCTATCTTGTTTCAAAATGCTTTCACTCTCTGGAAGAAGAGCAAGGAGCATCCATCATTCAAGACCTTCGATAAGGTTCTTGTGCGTAACAGCGATGAACATAAATGGAGACCAGCAATCTTCGCACGAACACGTATAGGTGAATCCCCATACAAATACAACGCTTTGCTATTATGCACCGGGCACGTAGGTGACTTTATCCAATGCATCCCATACAAAGGAAATGAGAATATGGCATTCACCACAGCCCCATTTTAGGTAACAAGATTAAGCAATATGAATCACGCTAGTTTATTCAGCGGAATCGGTGGCGCAGAGGTCGCGGCATCCATGATGGGATGGCAGAACCTCTTCCATTGCGAGATACAGGAGTTTCCTCGCAAGGTGCTCGACTACTGGTTTCCTAATTCAGAAAGTTATGAAGACATTACCAAAACAGACTTCACAAAGTGGCACGGCAAAGTCGATGTTCTCACCGGAGGATTCCCATGCCAACCCTTCTCCCTCGCTGGTCGAAGAAAGGGAGCGGACGATAACCGCTACCTCTGGCCTCAGATGCTTCGAGCGATACGGCAGATACACCCCACTTGGGTCGTTGGTGAAAACGTTGCTGGAATCAAGACGATGGTGGAGTCCTGCCAAGTCACTCAGATGGGACGCACAGACGATCTTTTCGAAGAGAATTACATATATAGAGAAGAAAGCCGATTCACACTCGACAAAATCTGTGCAGATCTCGAAGCCGAAGGATATTCCGTCCAACCGATTGTTATTCCAGCTTGCAGTGTCGGAGCGCCCCACAGAAGGGATAGAGTATGGATTGTTGCAAGAAGAATATCAACAACTCCTTCTAACCCCAACAGCAGTAATGATAACCGAAGATCCGAAGAAATTCAAGGAAAGAGCCAAAAAGAACGGTTATCGGAACGGAACGACATACGGAAGCCTGGATTCACAAGTGATGTTCTCGGACATATTGCCCACACCCAATGCGATGGATATTCCTCACAAGGACATGGAAATCAACGAGCGAGGGAGAAGAAATCCAAAGAAGGGCAAGACCGACCACAGCCTGGGGTTAGAAGACATGGCAGTAGCAAAACTTCTTCCTACTCCAACAGCCATAGACAAAGGAGGAGGGCGAATAAACAGAAGTCCATCACCGAATGCAGCAGATCGTCCAACCTTGGCACTCGCCGCTCGAAAAGGCTTGCTTCCCACTCCTTGCAGCATAGAAGCTACGAAGTTCACCAAGACCATCAATCCCAATTCCCAGATGGGGCAAGGACTAACAGCCTTGGCGGTCAACGGTCTTCTCCTCACGCCAATGGCTGCGGATGGGATGAGGGCGAACATGAATATGCAAGCTCTCAAAAACCACAACAAGGAGAAAGCCAATCTAGCGGAGCAGATAGCCCACAAAGTAGGTGGCGGAACTTCCCAACTCAATCCCCTGTTTGTAGAGGAAATGATGGGATTCCCTTTGATGTGGACAGCCTTACCATTTCTTTCCCCAAGTGGCGACAAGAATCCATAAAGGCTTACGGCAATGCCTGGGTCCCACAAGTGGCTTACGAGATATTCCGTGCCATCGAGGCAGAAGAAAACAACAAATGATAGAAATCGTAAATTCTACATTCCAAATAAAGAAGAACAATAAAAATGAAAACAGATGGCTACATTCTTACTCCAGAGCTGCTGCAGTGGCGTTACTTTCATCGTCCGGTGGTGGTACAGGTGCTCATCTACGTGCTCCTCTCTTCCACCCACAATGAGGCTTCCGCTGCTACGCTCTCCTTACGTCTGTTCGCTGATCGGCTCCATACCTCGGTCAAGTCTATCCGCTGTGCCATCGATGTTCTCATACAGGAGCGAATCATCACAAAATGCAGCTCCCCTAAAGCCTCAACAATAGTGTATGTTAACAGTTCGCATCCCCTCTCCCACTGCATACTACCCTATCAAAACCCATTAGGGGCACAGAATGGGGTACTCTTTAGGGCACAGATAGGGGCACAATCAGGGGCACAGATTTTAACTTCACAAGTTACTGATACACAAGATTGTGCAGCGTATCTTCAAGATAACAAGGGCACAGATAGGGGCACGATTAAGGGCAAAGATAGGGCACGATTAAGGGCACACCCTAAACAAGGGGCACACCAAAAGGCACAGAATAGGGCACAGATTAACAATCCCGAAACCCCTTTAAATAAAGGTGATTCCGAAGATGCTGCCGAAGTTGAGGGCACAGACAAGGGCAAGGGTAAGGGCACAGAAGTAAGAGGAAAGAAACAAATAAAAGAAAACATTTCCCCCGAACCCCCTATAAAAGAAAACAAACAAAGAAAGGAGAAAGCCCACACCCACACACAAAAAAAAGAAAAAGAAAAAAAGTCGTCGGATCCGGAAGTTCAGTTCTCGGAAGTGCTAAGACTCTTCAATCGCCTCTTTCTGGGCACGCAGGTCAAGCCCATCTCAAAGATGACTCCCGACCGCAAGAAGATGGTGGCAAAGTTTATCTCAGACTATTCCTTCGAGGATATAGAACCGATGCTTCGCAAGGCTCTCAACTCCGATCTTCTCTCAGGGCGCAAGGATGGTGGATGCTATATCTCCTTCAACTGGCTCTTCAATCCGAAGAACTACGAGGCTCTGATGGAAGGAACCTTCGACAATCCTACAGTTGTAGCCTCAGCTGGGAAGAAGCCTCAGCATTCAAGTTCTCCACCACCTTCTCCTCCACAGCCTCAACGCGAGGAGACCAACGAGGAAATAGAAGCTCGCCTCAGAATGAAAGAAGAGCGCAAAAAGGCTGAGGAGAAAGAACAGACCGAAGCCCTACGGCAGAAGTATCTAGGCTGGATAGAAGCCTCCAAGAACAACCCGAATGGTTCCATGGCACAGATGGTGAAAGATGCCTACAAGAATGGCACTCTAGCTAAACTGGGCATCGTCTGGAATCCATCGGTGGCAGAAGAAGAACAGTCACTGGCCGACTTGGATGATCAGACTCAGAATTATCTCCAATCTCTCCTCAGCGACTAAGAAACACAAGTAACAAACAATTTAATTCATACGATTATGGACAGACAAGAATTAATCGACCGCCTCAACGGCAATTATCCTGAATACACCAAGAAATCTGCTACCAAACAGAAGAAGGTGCAACATGAAGGGCAGCTACAGATAGCTTGTGTACGCTGGTTCCGTCTCCAGTACCCGGCTTATGCCTCTCTCCTCTTCCATCCCAAGAATGAGGCTGATGGTGCTACCAGTGGCAAGAAGATAGCCATCAACGCTGCATCTGGAGTTGTGCCGGGCGTTCCAGATCTCATCCTGGCTCTCCCTTCATACAAGAATGGCAAAAACGGAGCTCTCAACAGGGGTACAGAATTGTTCTACGGCTTGGGCATCGAATTGAAGTATGGCAAGACAAACAATCAGACAGCTCATCAGAAACGTTTCCAGGGCTACTGGCAGTGTGCTGGATATAAATACGCTCTCTGTCGCTCTCTGGAAGACTTCATTAAAGTTGTCAACGATTACATGCTTTCAGTTGATTTAGGCATCGTTGAGAATATAAGATCTTATCATCTGAGTAACGATGATACTGAGCACAACAAGCAAGTATTAAACAAAATCATTAAAAACAAGAAGTAATATGAAGAAAAGATATTTTTACGTAGTCGCATCATTCATGCGCAAAGACATAGCCAACTCATGGCGTAAGGTTGACTTTACCTTTATGAAGGATGATGGCTCAGCATTGTTCCCTCTTATGGAGGCTATCAAGGTGATCTCTGAAGGATATTCAGAGATAGTTGATCCTGCAACTATCCAGTTCGACAACTGCATAGAAATCAGCAAGGAAGACTATGAGGCTTTCAACAATCTCAAAAATTTAGTCAAAGTGAATAAGTAGCGTATGGAAAAAACAATTTATATACCAGGTGATTTGGTAATGACAAACGGAATACCTTCAGGTACAGAAAAAGATGTCGTTTACAGAGTAACATCATCTGACCCATCAAAGACTTTGGAGTTGAATGATGGAACAGTTCTGAAAGGTACTGTCCGCTTGGAGAATATCGAAGGTGCGAAATTTGGAGACAAAGGTTATCTCTTAGGTGATGCCGGTGCTTGGGTCAAGGATATTGTTCCTATTCCTATTACTCCAGAGATTCTAGAGAAGAATGGGTGGGAACCAACAAAAGAAAGTCTTGGGCATAGCTTCAAGAATAAGAAATATCCAAGATTTGCATTATGGTCTATTAATGACAAATGGAATTTTACAATAGATGGTGTGTTGGTATGTAATACTCTATCATGTTTGTGTTACGTGCATGAACTCCAACATCTTCTCTTCGGTATAGGACTTAACTCAGAAATGGAGGTATAGCGTATGAAAAGAAATATCTATTATAAGTCGGCATGCAATATGGGAGAGTTGGCAGATGAAAGCATCAATATTGTAGTAACATCGCCTCCATATCCGATGGTAGAAATGTGGGACGATATATTTGCAATGCAAAATAAAGCCATTGCGTACAACCTTGCAGATAATCCATCCGTATCTTTCGATTTAATGCATGGAATACTCAACAATATATGGAGGGAATGTTACAGGGTTCTTTCAGAAGAAGGTTTCCTTTGTATCAATATAGGAGATGCTACAAGAACTATCAATGGAAACTTCCAACTGTTCAATAACCATGCGAAAATATCGCTATATTGCAGAGGTCTTGGTTTTACGGAACTTCCATGCGTCATTTGGAGGAAGCAAACAAATGCCCCAAATAAGTTTATGGGAAGTGGTATGCTTCCCTGTGGTGCTTATGTCACCCTCGAACACGAATATATACTAATATTCAGAAAGGGCAAAAGGCGAAAGTTTAAGACCGAGGAGGAGAAGAAAATTCGAAGACAAAGCGCATTCTTCTGGGAAGAGAGAAATACGTGGTTCTCTGACACCTGGAATGTGAAGGGTGTAAAGCAGAAGATGGCTGACGGAAAATCTCGAACAAGAAGCGCAGCCTTCCCTTACGAAATACCTTACCGTCTTATCAACATGTATTCGTGCAAGGGAGACACGGTGCTCGACCCATTCCTTGGTCTTGGAACGACAATGCAAGCCACATTAGACAGTGGTAGAAACTTTGTTGGTTATGAGATAGACAAAACATTGGAAGAATACCATGAAAGCCTATCTGCCACGCAGATCGCATGTTCCCGAACTATAGCATCGTCTCGAATTTTGCAGCATAACCGATTTGTTGCAGATAGAGAAATTAACGGAAAGAACTTAAAGTATTTTAATAAGCATCTTGGCTGCAAAGTTATGACAAAGCAAGAGCAAGACATAAAATTATAAATCTTAAAAGCAAGTTCAAAACGATTGGGAGTAAAATCAATTAGTGTATGGAAAGACAAATAACAATTAGCATAGAAGAGTATAATAAGCTCATTGATATGCACACAAGAAGAGAGGAACTTCCCAAAAAGATAGAAGTAAAGAAGTTTACCTCAAAGTGGTGGAGATGGATCAAACATGCATCGTATTCACTCTTTCATTATAACAAGAATGTGGAGCAACAAAAGCTCATCAAGTATTGCATCAATGAAATGTCAAGCGAATTACTCGCTAATCTGTATGGTTATTGGCGAGGCGATTTATCTGATTATCTCAAAAATAGAGACAATTTAGAGTATTTTATGAGAAGTTACAAAGATAATGCCTATCATAACATAATGGAATGGTTAGATAAAAAGAAATAGCGTATGAAAGAGAAAGAGTTAAACGTCAAATTAAGAGTTAATATGCTCATACTTGAGATAGAATCCGCATTAAATATTTCAGACTCCAAGTTTATCAATGCAGAGCATGTTTTATCACAGTTGAGAATTATTAAACAAGAATTAGAACAATGAATATATACTTAACAGAATCAGAATACGATGCTATAAGTTTTGCTTGGTCTCAAATTGCAACAGAGATTGAAGCAAGCTCTGATGATAGCTTTACCATTGAAGCTGGAGAGGCTATCAGCCAACTGTCTTCTATACAAGACAAATACAGAGAAGCAAAAAGAAAAAGCGAATTATTCTATGCAGTAAGAGCAAAGTTCAAAGAACGCTTTCCTGAAGCTAGTTCTTCGACTTTAGGAAAACTGGCAAGAAAAGCAATAAAAATTAATAAAGAAAAGAAGTGAAAATAAAATTAATCAAACCAACAAAGTGCGCTCAGGATGTTCACGAAACGACAAAATATCCACATCCATGGTTTAAGCCGAAGCCAGAACTTCCAGCAGGTACGATTTTGGAGGTAAGTGATATATGGTTGAATTTCTATGGTCAATATTATCGCTGTATATTGCCAGAAGAAATGAAGGATAAAGGTTATTCTCTTCCATGGTACGACATCCCAATAGAGAATGCAGAAAAATGTAACAATTAAATTTAAATCATAACAATTATGGCTGTAGTAAATGTAGATTATTCAGAGTTCGAAACCTTGAAGAATAGAGTAAAGGAATTAGAAGAGACCGTCAAAGAGAAGGATAAGACCATTGCGTCCATCAAAGACGGTTCCAGAGTCATCATCCGCAAGGAAGTGCAAGTAGAGTATGAGAGATACCCGTTTGACAGAATTGATGGTAGTCAAACAGATCTTTTTTTTTCACGAGACGATAAGCCAAGACACACAATTGAGACTTCTGAGTCTTACCTTGGCTTTGAAGATGTACGCTTGAAGGTTGAAGAGCAAATGAAGGACGAGGTAAAGCGTAGCATCAAGCAGCGAGACGATGCACGCGAAAGTTACGAATCCTCTGTTCAGGAATATAAAGAAAAAGAGAAAAAGTTGGATGAGAAGGAAAAAGCACTTGAAGCAGACTTTCTAGATAAGGGTAAGGCATACAAGCGACAATTAGAAGCGGATTATAAAACTTACAAGAATCAAGCAGGTCGTTTGCCATTGATCTACAAGAATGCAAAAGAAGCCCTGTCTCTCCTCAATGCCAATCGCTTCTTCAAGCCAAAAGGTGTTGAAAGCATTCTAGCACAGATAATTCAAAAGTGTGAAGATTAGCCAATGGACAGAATACAGAACGAAATCAGTAAACTTCGTCATGAGCAGCATTTGAGTGAAATACTGCAAGAAGCCCAGCTTCGACAGATAAAGCGTGAACACGATGGTCTTCACAAGTGGATAACCATCAAGCCAAATCTCAGACTCCTCTGCCGAATAGACGAAAAAGGCAACCTCCTCCCCAAGGAGCAGGAGCGCATCAGAAAAGTCAAACAAACTTTAGGTATCAAATAAGATATGAGTGAAGAATCAGTATTATCCTTTCGCAAGCTGGTTTCAGCTATGCGAACCACGGAAAAGGAATATTGGGCACACCGCGATAAGAAGATGCTGCGCCAGTCCATCGAACTTGAAAAACGTGTCGATGGCATCATCATGAAGGCAGACGGAAATGATGTCCCTCAGAACGACAATGGCACATTCTTCCTTCTGGTAGCAGAACTTAGAGCCTCAACCATCCAATATTTCCAAGAGAAGAAGAAGTTACAGCCCGACAAGGAGCTGGTCAACTCCCTCTTCAAGACCATCAAGGAGAAAGAAGCCAAGATAGATAAGATGCTCATTCTTCTCAAAGACGAGCAGATAAAGAAAGATGGCTACATCATACAGTACCACGTCATGGAACGTATGCCAAGAGCACATCAGGCTCGTTCTATCTTTAATTCCTCGGATGAGCAGCTTGCCAATATAGAGTTGAATGACCACTACCGCCATCCCGACCATCCTGGCACCATGTATTTCATCTGCAAGGAATATCTTGGCAAAGACGGAAAACAGCTACCTCAGGAAGAGATAGACAAAATTATTAATAACAATTTAAATTCTTAAGATTATGGAAAAGAAAACAGAAAGTTTAAAAGTCAAAGTAGATAAAGCCATTGCCGAAAAGATTATTGGCACAGGTAATGGTTCTTCCCTCCGCTCTCGTACAAGCACATGGTTCGAGTGCAAGGTACGCTATGAGAAGACCCAGGAGGATGGTAGCAAGAAACTGGTAAACGAGCTGTATGTTGTTGATGCCCTCTCCTTCACCGAGGCAGAAGCAAGCATCATCGGCAACATGGCTGTCTATGTATCTGGTGAACTTAAGATTGCCAACATCAACCCAGCCAACTACAACGAGATTTTCTTCTCTGATATTGATAACGATAATCTTTGGTTCAAGGCTCGTTTGGCTTTCATCACCATTGATGAAAAGAAGAATAAGGAGAAGCGTACCTATGTCAACTACCTTATCCAAGCCAAGAGCATCGAGCGTGCCAAACGTTATGTAGATGAGGTCATGGGCAAGACCATGATTGACTATGAGATGAAGAGCCTCAGCGAGACAAAGATTTTTGATGTCTTCGAGCATGAGCCTTCCACTGAAGGCAAGCAGAAAGAGAAGGACGGTAAAACCGAGTAATCACTGACAACTCTTGCGCAAGTTGGTTCTCAACAAGCTAAGTTGCGCAAGTTATCACTTTTTATCCTCATTTTTCTCGTACCTTTACCCACATTATTAATATATAACATCAATCATATATGAAGAAGTTGAAACGTTTAATCATTTACCTACGCCTCTGGTTTATCCGTAAGATGGGTTACAATCTCCCATCCCTCCGTGAGGCAACCTGTATCGTTCCCGGTCAACTTTATGACCACTTTGGCCGTGTTGTCAGGGCTGTACCAAGTAAGATGCCTGCAACTGATAATGGAGACTGCAAAGAACAGGAAGAAGTGCCTGAACATTGCTTCCAGTGTGATCTGTACAACAAGCATATCCCTTGCTCCTTCAATCATCGTATGGCCAACGGCAACGACATCTGCGAGAATCATCATTTCGAAATCATTTGCCTCAACTCTGGCAACATCTAAAGACTACTCATTATGGAAAAGCAAAAAACAAGATACAGACTTGATAAGAAAACGGGTCATCTTCTGGAAATACCTTCTAAGAAGCAGGTTCGTGAAAACGTTAAGAAGATTCGTGAGCAAAAGGGAAAATATCAGTTACCTCAATCTCCGGTCACTATTCATGAGACTCAGGCAGAGAAAAACTTCAAAAAGGTTCAGAAGGTCATCGACCGCATGCACGAAAAGGCGAAACTGCCCGATTTTCTCTCCATGGCTCAACATAAGTTCCTCTCCACCGTCTGTGTCATCAATAAGCCGGGCAAACAGCGTAGCCTACTTCCAGACAAGAAAGGCCGCTTCGTCATGCTCTGCCATGGCAAGATGGCTAAAGTTTTCACGGCTGATGTTTGCCTTCTCGTCAAAATACAAAAGTCCATCATCAAGAAACATGAAATGGCACCAAGTGGAGAAGTGACCACAGAGCATTGGCAGGATGGCTCCTGGAGCATCGTACCGTGCCGGGCAGACAAGAGTAATTATACCACCATTCAGGAGGTCCGTCTTCGTCCATGGTTCTTTCTCCATCGCTACTGGTACGAGATTTCCTTCGATGGCAGAGTTGAGCCAGCAATGATGTTGAATGATTACAACCTCAACCCTACTCTCAGCAAGAAGCATTTCTATGTTACCAGAGAATATGTAAAAGTACGCAACCAGGATGCCGAAAACGATTATTTCCGTTTCTGGCTCCACAAACCTACAGATCATGAAGCTAACAAATGATGTCATTATTCTCAATCGTCCTCGCGTTCAGAAGCGAGGACTTGCCCTTAATCTGAATGGGCGTATCACTCTAAGGTCTAGTCCTTGCAAACTGTTGGATCTCCATCCGGGTGATAAGATTTGTTTCTGTTTCTATAATCCAAGTAAGCAGATGTATGTCATCAAGTCCACATCGGAGTTAGAAGCTAAAAATGTATGCATCAAACTGTCTGGCCGTAAGGGGCAGCTCCATGCCAGTAATGTTTCTACCGTCAGTTTCTTGCTTAGCTATATACCGAACATCCCAACTGGTACTAAGCTGATAGAACTGGTTACGGCTAATGAAACCATCAATCTCAATGTAGATGGCGTCAGTTGTCCAGCCTTAGCAATCGTCAATAGGGCCGACAGCGAGCATTGTCGATAATAGAATATTAAACATTAAGAAATATGCAACAATCAATTAGATACAAAGGCCTCAGCCTAACTCCTGATGAAATGGCAGTAGAAAATGGTGCGCTATCCCTCTGCGGCAATCTTGAGCTGCATGATGGCGCATTGCGCCCTTCTATTGTCACAGGAACACCCCTCTCTCAGCCACTCACCATTAATGGTGTAGTGGCTAAGATTCTTTATGTACACGAAACTGGCAGTTACCACCACCTCATAGCCATAGCCTCATCCTCCATTTATTGGTTCATGCAGGATGGCACCTTAGGCTCGTCTACACCTATCAAGTCCTTCGACTACGAATCCACCGTGATCTCTATCAACTCCATCGGCAACACCCTCATCATCGTGGCTACCGATGGCATACACTATGCTGTATGGCTCAAAGATAAATACGAATACTTGGGACAGAAGCCACCTTTCATGAGGATTCTTTTTTCTCTCAGTAGTTATGACCAACCCGAGAATTACGAAACAGGTGGAATCGATATTACAGGTTCGGCAGATGGATTTACGGTTGCTTTCCAGGTATCAACGGAGAATGTAAGCAATCTCTTGAATATTGTAGAAAGCAAAGCGTATAAACCTGGAGATGCCGTTGCTGACGTTAAACTGGAGAAACAGGCTGAATTAACCGAAAGCATTTGGGCACTTATCAATCGCACAAACAGCCTCATCGCAAAGAACGGACGTTTCTATGCCAATTTTATGGTGCGTTATTGTTATCGTCTATATGACGGATCCACAATTCTGCACTCTGCTCCAGTTCTTATGCCCGTACTCATACCAAACAATTACAGGGTATATAACATGAATGTCGTGTCGTGGGCTGGCACGAAAACACCACGAAATGATGATACTGCTATTGATGCCAGCGACGTAAAGTACGACGACTTTGGAAGAGTGGTGAGCGCATCAAAGGTTCAGTTGTATACAGACACATTAAGGTATAGCAGAAAAGATGCTTACGGAAAGGAATATTCTTTTACTGCAAGCAATAACGTCCTAATGTATCAGCCTCGTAATGTCGCTTTAATGTATGCTTGCCAGAGAGATGTCTTTAGCGAGCTGCAGAAATGGAAAAACATTGTTCGGTCCATAGATGTGTATATCACACCGCCCATTACCAAGACAGACAGCTCTCAGCGTATTAATAAGTTTGTGTTGAAGACTGTCGACTATACAATGCGAAACGTGTGCCCTGATCAGGACTGGATTATTTCGGATGCGCCATCAAGTCTTGCATATATTTATAAAGGCGGATATCACAACGTGTCTCTTGCTGAGATACCATCACTGACAGATGAGAACTATTGCCAGAAGATACGTAATACATCTTCCTTCTTCAAGATCGCATCGCTCGATTTGGAAAGCATCAGTAACTTTCCGGCTGTTAGCACAAACCTGCCTGTCGACAAATCAGTAATAGCCAACGTTTCGCTACAGCAGCAGATGAAGGACGACTACAAAAGCCACAACCTTATAACCGCCGAAGGTGCTTACGTCTACAATCACCGACTTAATGTGTTCGGAATCTCCGAGACTCTTTTTGATGGTTTTGGACTTTCTATGTTCCCTGAGGGCTGCCGCTTTTTCGTGAATCTCGATAATTCTGAAAAATCCCTTGGTATAAACAAAATCGTTACGGTTATAGAAACTACCGAAGGCCAGAAGATTGTAGAGAAGAGTGTATCAATATGGAATATAAACAGAGCTGGCTTGTTCAACTCTATGAAATTCTATCCAGACTCTCGCGCTACAAAGATGGTGTTCTTCTGCACTTTAATAAATACCAGCGGTGAAGCCTCTTCACATATCTACTCCTTCCCTCTCACCGAGTGTGCAGAACTCAATGGAGCCATGCATCTCAGTTTCTTTACATCTGATTACAGTAAATATGAGGTTAGTGAATTTACTTACTCCGTTGATAATGCCGTTTATATGCCGTCCAAGATTTACACATCCGAGTCCGACAATCCCTTCTTTTTCCCTCTTAACGGCATCAATACCGTAGGCATCGGAACCATCCAGGGCATAGCCTCGACCACAAGGGCTCTCTCCCAAGGTCAGTTTGGTCAGTATCCATTAATGGCATTCTCTACCGATGGTATCTGGGCGATGGAAGTCTCTTCCAAAGGCACTTATAGCAGCATCCACCCAATTAGTCGTGAGGTTTGTAGCAATCCGAAGTCTATCACACAGCTCGATCAGTCCGTGCTTTTCGCCACAAACCGCTCCCTCAGTCGCATAGCAGAGTCACAAGTGGTTTCCATGTCCGATGTCTTAGATGGTCCCGGCTTCAACATTTCCGGTAGCCTAGGCAAGTTCCTCAACTTCTTCGTTGATGCAGAAGGGGATAGCGAATCCGTCAAGACAATCAAGGCTCAGATGCGTCAACTCATAGATTTTACTTCATCGCCAATAGAGTTCTTCCAGCATTGTCAGGTTATCTACGATTACAAAAACTCTCGAATCTTATGCCTGGATGTTACGCAGACGAGTAGGGCCTCTACGGCTGATACGGTGGCCCTCTGCTATTCTATCAAGGATAATGCCTGGAGCACTTTTCTTATACAAAATGTACTTACGGCTATCAATTCCTACCCACACCCCTACATACAATATAGGGATGGCAGCGTGATGGTGCTTGATAAGGGTCACGATTACAAAGATCCAACAGAGTATCATGGTATCATAGTTACTCGTACACTTAAGTTCGATGAAGATAACGTACCTGATTCCATTACAGGCTATATCCATTCTCTCACGTCTGGCAGCATACCAATCATGTGGTTATATGGTAGCAATGATAATCAGAATTGGCATTACATCGGTCGCTTGGGCGGCATGAAGTCCAGCTACATGGCTACTCACAGCTATCGTTTCTTCCGCATCGCCCTATACCTGAAGATGAAATCAATGAATCAATACTTTGATACGCGCCTCGAAATCATCAGGCGTTTCAGCAAGTTCTAACAGTAAAACCATCGTTCCATGGCTTTCTAAGCCATGTAAAAAAACAAGAGCCTTCGCAAATCAGGAGTTATCCCGAAGCGAAGGCTCTTTCCATAAACACACCTAAAACGAAAGAAGGAAAAAAAGTTTCATTAGGTAAAGCTCGGCCGTCTCAAAGTATAGTTATCCCGGCTTAACAGGTTGCTCTTCATATTATTGAAGTCTGCTGTAGCACTATCCCCATACTGTCCTGCCTTATCTGCATACTGATCCTGCAAAAATTGACTCATCGTATAGTCAACCATATACCGATGCATATTGCTCTTAAGCGCATCCGTCACAGCCACGTTCCAGTTCGGAATCTCCAGTTTCAGGGTAACAGTCTCATAGATACTTTCCTCCCGATCATTACCAGCCTTGGTTACGGTAGAAGTCACTTCCTCATCTTCCTGGCCGATGATGCTTGTGGTCACAACCTCAGTCCATGTGCCGTTGTTGTTATCGGTGTACACATACTTCTTCGTACCCTTCACAAGTCGTTCCAGATTGTTGTTATCCTCCACTCTACCTGAGGTCAGATAACGCTGAGCTGCAACCTTAATATTACCGATGGCTTCTGTTACTGCGCGGTTGATAATGCTGCGAGTCTCTTTACTGTCAGGGCTTTCAATAGTGGCTCTGATGTCCTTCTGCGCATCATCCACCAGTCCCTGGCTCAACACATAACATCGGGCCAATATGTCATTGCATACCTGCTCCATGCTAAAGTTCAAAGTAATTAGTTTACTATCCATATTTCGAAATATTTAGATGATTAATAAATCTACCTCAGTTCATAAGGTGGCCTGCCTCCGCTCCAGTCTACACGATCCTGATGAAAATGCTGCGAAACGAAGTCCTGATTACGCTCAGATCCTTTCGGCCCACTCTGGCCATCCTTATCTACTTCGTCCACATTTCGAGCCTCAGCATCCAGTTCATTCTGACTTTTAGCCTCAGCATCTACAGACCGCCCGGCAGTTGCCTGCGCATTCTTCTGCTTACCTATTTCATCCCCACTTCTTGCCGAAGCCATAGGAGAAGAACCAGCCTTTTCGTTAAGGTCCACTGCTCTGACTGATGTATCACTGGCAGAAGAGCCTTCTTTCGTTGTATCATCGGCTTTTCTTTCAGCCTCAGCAAAGCTAAAGTCTTTCTTTAACAAAATCTCCTTAATGGCATCAAGGTCACTCGCTCCCATACTGGCATAGTCCGTATGAGCCATATCCGGAAAATCGCTCAGCCACCCGGCAAGGATTGCATGAACCAGATAGTTCTGAATCTGATTGCTCAGCACACCACTTAACCTTGGCGGCCAAGAAGCAAGTGTCACTATATTGATAGAGAAATCATCAGCCAGAGCCTGCAAATCAAACTTCTGTGTGGTCGAAGAAGAAAACCTCGCAAGAAAATTCTCTAAGTCGGTTATCGCCTCCCTATAGTATATATCCAGTTTAGCCTCTTCTGCATCACTGGCCCATACGCTTTGGAAGTCCACTTCCGGGTTATGCTGCGCAATGGTGGCAGATAGTCCATCTACCACACCCATCACGCTCTTTTTCACTATTTTTATAGTTATCGTTTTCATAAGCCTTATTTCTTTCTATGCCACAACCAAATCAGCAAACCTATCACTGCAACTACCAGGGTCCGAATGATCTTGGCTGTATACTTCCCCAGGGTAATATACCTCTGTTCTGCCTTGCTCAGTTCTCGTACCATCGGCTTCGGAACATAGATAGTATCTCGTTTGATGAATGAATCAGTCTTCACTTTGTTCAGATACCTGTATCTATTTTGCAGCACAAGCCTATCCTTAAAGATCGTGTCACCCCTCTGATAGATATATACGCTATCCTTCCGGTAGAAACTATCTGTTTTCTCCACCGTGTCCGTTCTTGCCACATATTGGATATGATATTCCGGCACGGTCACATATTTCGTCTTGCAGCTCGTCAAAAAGAGCACAGAGAAATAAGCTACCCATACCAGCAGATAGATGATCCAATGTCTTGTCTTCATAAGCTATGATATGTTTAAGGCTCGCTTGGACCTTTTCAAATACTCCTTGCATTCGTCCAGACCATTGTAGCCACCGTTAATTTTCCGTCTAATTGCTTTCAGATTATCCTCGTCTGCCAATTCGTTGCAACCGAAGGTATCGAATATCCACATCGAGGAACGTGTCGCACCAAGAGGCTGCTCCAAGAGGTAAGGCTTCTTCACTACATCATAGCCACAATATCCGGCATACTTGCTGTAGTTGGCTCGCCCTGTTATCTGGATCAGCCCACGCCCCTTAAACCTTACGCCATCTCCCTTATGGGTGTTACCAAGGTCTTTTCTTCCCTCATACGCCTTTCCGCTGGCAATCTCCTTGGTATATCTCAGTTCACAACTCTCATGGGCAATCTGAGCCAAGTAGTGCGCCCATCTCAAAGGCGTGTTTATTTCAAACTCCTCGGCAAATCGGTTCAGGCATGGCAGAAACTTCTCTGCCCTCTTCCCTGCGTTAGGCATTGCCATCAGCAACTGCTCTAATCTGATTTCCTTCATTTCCATTTTCTTTATTGTTTTTATATTCTTGGTATCTCTTAAACATCGGGAATTTCTCTACGAATCCAAGTGTCAGCGCATAATAAGCATAGTCCACAAGTTTATAAAAGGGCGTATCTGACACTAGCATCCGTCTCAGGTTCTTCAATATGTTGGTCGTGAACAGATAGGTTGCAGCTATACACACCCACTTCACGCAAAACAAGGCCTCTGTGTCCGAGTGAAGAAAGTGGCCGATAATAAATAATGCAGCCACCGTCACGAAGAACACTGCACAGCATACGAAGAACATTCCGAATTTCTTCCAGCTCCATTCTTCACCGTTAAACACTGCAGCCACGATGCCAAACACCAGGTTCAGCCCAAATAATACCATCATGGCAATCATAAAATCCCTGATGGGAACCAGCAGACTCAGAAAAGTCCATATCGTCCCAATTAAGTAACCTCGAATATCATTCATTTTCTTTTTCATTTATCCGTCCCCACTCCGTTATGGAAACGATGCAAATATAAGCCATCATTCCCAGTTCTCTGTGATAAGTTGCGCAACTTCATACGAAAAAAGAGAACACAAGCCCATTTTCCGCCTGCATTCTCTTCTTCTGATAGTTTTCTTTTATATATCTTAGGTCATTATGGAAATAATTTAGTGATTGAAGTACCCCCAAGCCTTACAATGGCCATAAGGGTTATCATCATCCCTCAGCCAGTTTACGGCAAGATCCACCATTTTATCCATCAACTGCTCTTCGCTGTCCTCCGGGAACCACTTCTTCATCAGATTAAAGTTGTCAGAGTAGATCATGTTCAGCACCACGGCAAAATCCCATTGGTTATATGGCCGAATCTCGTCCTTCACCGTCTCATAGATTTCCTGCGTCTTGGCCATGGTATAGTAAGGAGCACGATGCTCTACCTCCTTGTCATCCTCAAACACCATCTTATTGATCTGAGCCTCAGCAAAGAAGTCGTTGAAGTGGCCGTTACCCACAACCCCATAAATCTCCTTGTAGAGTTTCAGGAGGTCTTCTTCCGTAGCGTGCATAGCCACAAACTTGCCGATGATCTTGGTTACCTTCACCATCTGCTCCGGTGTGGCGTCACTCTGATATTTTGTGATAAGTTCTACTAAGTTCATATCATTCTTGTTTTTGTGATTTGACGTATTTGAAAATCTCGTCCAACTTGTTTTCCATGTTGTCAAGTCGCTGATTTGTTCTCTGCTGGTCACGAAATGATGTGTCCAACTCTGAGAGAAGTTGATCACAGTCCTTTACGGTCTGCTCGAAGTCCGGCATCTTATTGATGATGTCATTGGCTTGGTTCTTCAATGCGTTCACCTCGTTGATGATACTCTCCTTACTACAAGAGATTACAAGGGTGTCGCTGTATGCTGTTTGCTCAGTATCAACTACCGAATAGATAGACTGCTTGCCATCCTCAGTTTGCACGTTTACTTTCACGTTCCTTGCCCCATAATTCGGCATTCCTGGCATAGCAGCCATTACGTTCTGCTTGCCATTTTCAAAGTCAGGGCATGGATTGGTCGTCACCTTACCTTGTTTAAATTTTCTGCTGGCTCTATCAAATAGATAGATTGGAAATCCAGCCTTCAAGTCTCTGAATATCATAATCGTATCGTTTTAAATGGATAATGCGAGGGAAACGATGGCTAACAAACCATCCACCATTTCCCCCTATAATGATACTAAGCAGTAGTCAATGCTACGGTCAGACTGTCAAATATGCTCAGGCCTCTAGCCTTTCCGCATACCACATCGTTAGCCTTTTGCGTTCTGCCAACACTTGCGATAGTTACAGCCGTTGGCAGTGCTGTCTGCCCTTGGAAGGCTGCTACCCATCTTTCCGTGTAAATCAACGGCTGTGCTCTCATCATGTTTCTGTTGCCTACTACAGGCGAAATGATGGAGATTGTTGCCACGATAGGCACAAACACAGTTGTGCCATTCAGGATAGGCTGCTCATAACTGTAAGTTATGCTTGCCTGTGGCTGCACGCTGCCATTCACGCAATAAGGTCTGCAAAGCTTCTCATTGTAAGTAGCTAAGACTGAAACTTGGTTGGCTACCAATGCTGTAGTAGCCAAACCCACTGGAGAAATCTTGTTCATACCACTACGCTTCTGTTTCATTCTTTACTTTTTTACTGATAGCCACCTGCTACACCTGCGCCACATCCGCAACCGCCATTCATCAGATTGGCTAAGTAGATGTTCTGCTGCAACTGAGAGTTCTTAAACTTCAAGTCCTGAATCTCGTTAGCTTGCTCCTGGCTCCAATGCCCTGTCAAGGTGTCAATGATACGCTGAGTGTTGTTCTCACCTGCACGGATGATGTCACACTTGTCTTGCTGCAGCTGGAAACCAAGGTTCGAAGCAGCTCTTTCTATACCAGTGTTGGTATAGCTAAAGCCCTGCTGCATCTGGTTAATGATGTCCTTCTGGCCCATCTGGTTCTCATAACCCATACGGATAATGTTCTGCTGCGTCTGGCAGCAGCAATCCTTCAACGCTATTGTCATCTGCAAGTCACCTTGTGAAATCGCATTGATTACTCGCTCTGCCGAGAATCCTACCTGACCGCCAAGCTGCTGGATGCCTGCCTGGATGCCACAGATAGAGTTCTGCAAGGCGTTGAAGTCACAGTTCAGATTGCTTGCCAACATTTTAAGGTCGTTGCCGTTACCCTGAATGGCACCCATCAGCAAGTTACTGTTCTGATTGTCTGCCATCTGGTTGCGCAAGCTCTCGATTTGACTCTGAATCTCCGCACGCTGCACATCTGCGCCATTGTCACGGTTGTTCCAGTTGTCGCCATACATCCACTTCATCACGCCCATCATCATCATGTAGGCAAATGGATTGTTCCACATGTCGGCATCGTCACGGTCTCGCATCATAGCCGCCATTGCCAAAGGATTGCTGTCACGATTAGCCATCGCTCCAAGCAAACCACCCATCATTGCATCGTTGCAACAAGAGGTAGTCTTAATTACTTCTTCTGCCATAATTCCTTAAGTAATAAAAGTTGTACATTTTGTTTATTCACACATGTAATCGATTACGGCAGCAAAGTTATCCCAAAATATCTACATGTTTAATAACTCTGTCAAACATTCTTTTAGTAGCTGATTTCCAATGATTTAAGGTGACATAGACCCATATCAAAAAAGAGAAGCCTCATCAGCTTCTCTTCATTATTCTGTTATTTACCCATAAAATAAGTGATGATGGTTCCAGCAATCGCTATCACATTGATAAATGTTAGCCACGCAAACAACCACTTCTTGCGTTTATAATCTCCTGTCCACCAAACAAAGATATTAAACGAAACGCTCAACATTATAATGATAGCACACTCTACAAATAAAAATGTTACCATATTCATATCGCTTATCCGTGTTGCGATAGGGCTTAGTTCTTGTTTCTTTTCAATCTTTTCTTAATAAACTCCTTAACGTCCCATTTTTTAAAGAAATGAGAATGATCCCCAGCGTTTCCCACGCTCTATAGTTCCCCATCAGCGATAGCCCTTCTTAGGGTAGATTCGCTGATATGCGCCTCCTTCTTCACCTGACCGGCAGTCATCATTGGGTTGAGAGCATACGGCAGATAGTTCTCACAAAGGTCTTCTATCTCATCGCTACTCATTCCGCAAGCAGTTACCTTCTCCCCTCTCTTCTCTTGCTCGTCTGCTCGAAAACAAGAATCCGATAACGATTTTAATAACACTCCCAAGGTGTGATAACCAAATAACTTTCCCATATCATTATAATCTAGAGATTAAACTTTGACAGCCCTTGCCTGAGAAATACTTATCGGCAAAACCATATACATAAAATATAATGGTCATTACAAGTATTACAACATTAGCTTCCACCATTTCGTTGGTGGTAAAAACATTCCAGTATACGATATGAATAGCATTTATCCCAAATAGGTAGATGATCATCGGAATACGCCATCTGTAGCAGAGCCAAAAGAATCTGCTCGCAATTATAAGCACAAGCGGATGGATGTAAACGGAAAAATAGATAAATGCTGCCGATACCCAATTCTCCTTAAACCATACGCACATTTCTTTTTCATGAGACGCAAATGTTACCATGCATGCAATATGAAAAAGCATGATAAACAGAGGCATCACTTCACAATAATACTTGAACAAAGTGAGTAGCTTCACGCTGTAGCCTCTACCTGCAAGGATAATTACGTTAATCATTTCGCTAACGTCCATACCCTTAAACATTACTCTTGACAACTGTACTACACCGACTGATTGAACTAACCGATGGACTTCATCTTCTTCCTCTTTAGTCATAAATTCTTCTCCTTTTGTCTATAGTTAATTGTTCTACGTTCTTGATAAGATCAAAATCTGTGGCAAAATTACAATTTTTTGCTCAAATCAATTCATTTTGAGCAAAATTTTAAAGTTAAGCTTTGATAAAGTAACAATCTGTAAGCAAATTATTCGTATATTAGTGTTTGATTAGCCATCTTAGTTTGATAGAGAATGAACTTGGTTGTGTGATATTGCCAACTCAGGTAGGTGACATCTTTTATTCTATTTCCTTATATTCAGACATGGCATCAAAACAAAGACAATACTTCTTTCTATTTTTCTCATTTTGTTAAAAAAATAAAGTAATTAATAATACTACCGAGTACAATCACTACAGAATACCTCACAATATCTTCCCACTCAAATCGCGAGAGATGGTAGTGTTTGTACTGATAAATCTCTCTACCTACCATTACAGGCAAAGAAAGCAGACCCACTAATATACTTACCAGCAGCCAACAAACGAGACCAATCCAGTCTCGCTTGTTTAATTTTAATATATTTCTCATCATACATTATTATTTGTTATACACAGGGCTATATTTCCTTTATCCCCATTGTCTCACCGATGGTGAGAAGTTCTTTGGCTCTTGCCTTGCACTTCTCTCTATACTCTTGAAACTCATTGAACTCATTCATCTTCTCATTGGATTCCTCCTCACTTACACTTGAAGGATTCTGCATAAGCATAAGAGAGTTACTTACTATTGCCTCAACCTCATTCTCTGAATACTTATGTCTGATGAGAGCTGATACAATGGCACCATAGTTCCATACAGCTACGGGCAGCGTGACCATGTCCTCGCTCCCCATACCGACCTTTACACTCACTACAAATCTTCCACAGTCATTGCCTATCACAATATCCTGTGACTCATGCATAAACTCGTTATCCATAAATTTCTATTTTGATTAATTGATATTTAATACAAAAACTTTTTTAATCTTATTGATTCAAATCAGGAAGGATTCAAGCCTACAACTTGAATGCGACCGCCGCCCTTACCTGATAATAGGAGGATTTGAATTTGTTGAAGTAGAATATCCCTCTGGCAGGATCCAGAGGCCAAGAATCTAACTCAGAAGACTCGGAAGACAGCCAGTACCAGGTGCTCTTGAACTTAATAAAACGCTGGTCTGCCCATGGTTTCGCAAAGATGGCATAAGGTGCGCTCGCATCATCATAACCTTTCATTGCATACCAAGAGCATCTTGCCATCTCGCCTGACGACATCAGAAACCAATGCCCCTCGCTGAACTGCTCTGCTAACGTCTTAGTGTTATTATCAAGCGCAGGTACATAGGCATTGCAATAGCTTGCAGCAGGGTAGTAATACTGCTGATACTTCTGCGCATTACCATGAGCGGTTTGTACACTCTCGATACATTCCGTAAGACTTTTTGCTAAAGTCTTATATGACGTCGCCTTCGGGATAGGCAGATTTACGTTGGTATCCTGCAAGATGTAGTCTCTGTGAGCAATAATCTTTAGGGTGTTGAGCTGACCACGAGCGATCATGTCTCCCACTTTCAATCCCACACGGTCCAAATACTCACCAAGAGTTGTATGACCTACATTCATATCATACATACTCTGCGTGATTTCTTCAAATCCGATGTCACTTATCGTATTAAGGGCACTATATTCCTTGAACCCGTCATTGGGTGTGTTACTCTCGTCACGCATATTGACATCGGTCACATTCAACTGTGTAGTGTACTCCTGCAGCAATTGCAGATTATAAACGTTATAGTTAGAATTGCTGCCTAATTTGATACCATTCATACCAGAATCAGCATTGGTACTGTTATAAAGTCCCCATACTCTACTACCATAGTCCTTTAAGGCTACCGCAATCGCCCATTTGCGCTTCTTTGGCTCGATGTAGAATATCACAGCGATAGGGGTAGCATCAGAAAAGCTCAGGTCACTGCCGTATGTTCCATCAGAGAATACGTAATCTCCAAGCTGTGCCTGATAAGGGTAGAAATATATCTCACTCTCTGCACTAACTGTACTTCCGTCTGACAACTCAACTTCCAGATATACCGTAGCCTTATCATCATTCTCCTTAGACCCGACTTTGCTAACATGTATAACACCAGTATCTTTTTCTATTGTAGCGAAGCTATTCTCACTTATACTCCACCTTTCAGATGTGAAGTTATTACCTTTCGGTGGTAAAGTTCTTAGCGTTAAAGAGTAATCTCCTTTTTCACCGAAATTTTTCTTTCCGACGATTGATACACTCTTAATAGTGACCTTCTCATAAGAGATATACAGACTGTTACCCTCGTTATCAATTTTTCCCCAAGCATTCAGCATCTTTCGCTTCTGGTCCATTGTAACATTAGCTGTGCATACAATCTTTCCTTGTAATCTTACACCCTTGTCAGCAAGCCACATCAGGAACTTCATGTCATCTACTGACCAGTTTACACCCTTAACAGTTGCTTCTACTAAAGGACTATTAGCATCAAAACAAGCCTTGCAAATTGCATAGCTATCCAAATTAGGGCAATCTTCAAAGTCCAAATACTTAATATTAGCATAAGAACCTATCGTCATTCCGTTAGCTGACAAATTGGAGTAACCTTTAAGATGCAACTCTGTAATAGTGTCAGGCAATACCAGCTTTGTAAGCATATCAGTAGGAGGTGTCGTTACACCTGTAATAGGAGTGTTTGTGAAGTCAATCTCCTCCAAGAGATCAGAGGATAAGATAATACTCTTTTTCAGGTTCTTCACGTTCCTGACAATCACCTGTCTCAGCATACCCATCTTGCTGAGGTCAAAATTCGTTCCTATCTCCCTTGTATTTGGCTTAGATGCAGTATAGTTCATAATGAACTTTGTAAGTTTTTTCAGCAATCCCATGTTGAGGTCAAACTTAAAGTCACCAAGACCTTCCATGCCATAGATGGTGTAATTTCCATTGCTACCCCTGGCATAGGTTGATAACTCTGTGATAAGGTCAGCATCATCAACGTCAAAAGTCGCATCCTGTGGGTTAGAGAACTTGAATGGCATATATGAATAAGTGCCTGGTTTGATATTACGGTGGTCATCAAAGTTGCCTACACCCCACTGTAAGGTACAATAGATGGCTTGGTAGTGCTTGATGGCAAAGCCCCTACCGACTTCATATAAACGCAAGCGAAGGTTATTGCCAACAGACGAGCCACAATGATACTTACTATCAAGGTATCTCTGGCGCTTACCAAAGAAGTAGTCCATCACTTGCACCTTGTCACCGTATGCCTTCGTAAAGTTGTTGGTGTTTGCATATCCGAAGGCATCTGCATTATACAGATTCTCGCACCAACACTTCCAGAAATCCTTATACTTTGTGAGCATGTCTTGATAAGTAAGACCATTTCCTCTCATCTTGACATACATCGCTTCCACCTCATTAGGGAAACAATTTACAATATTATCCCACAAGGCAGACAGTCTGCCATTGAATACAGGAGAGAAACCTTCTGGACAATTAGGTTTGTATGAGTTTGTTGTCTCATCATAGACCTCTCCGTTAATTTGCGCTGTCTCGTCCGTAATTGGATTGTAGCAGTCATTCCACTCATGGTAGTATTTGAATGACAATACACCAGAGTTATTGAAAAGGGACTGGCTATCTGTGTCCCTCAGAAATATATCAGCCTTAGCTTCTTTTACTGTCTTTGCCATAATTATTCTTCATTCCAAGTTATTGAATCAAATGCTAAACTCATATTTTTATCCATGGAATCCATACCGATAATCCATTGACAGAAATTGAAATAGAATATCGCACTATCAAGTCTCAGGTATGTACTTGCTTCCGCCGTAAACTTCGCACGTCTGTATGCAGGATTATCCTTCTTATAGGTAGTTCCATTATAGACTACTGGAGTTTCAAGTGTTGCATAATCGCCATTCTCACGCTTGTATCTCTCAGCAAGGAGTACATTGGTAGAAACCACCCAATTATGAAAACGCTTGATTACCGCAAGCTCCTGATTGGTAGCATCTATGTTATCCGTAGTTTTCTTTGCTACACCAAGTTTATTTGTTTTATTGACAGGCGATTTCTTCGGTACTCTCGCATAGTAAAGTGGTATGCCAGTCAGCACACTACTCTGTAATGAATCACCATCAATGCTATAGTCTCCAGCCTCCTGATTGAACATATTGACATTCTCATCTATCTCCCATATTTGAGCCTTCATGTAGTCCTTTGCAGGGAAGCCAAGGAAGGACGCAGAATATTTGTTATTGATGAAATTGTATATGCTGAGGAAAGTAGGTGCAGCACTTCCACTTGTTGAGGTTCTGCGGAATCCTATCTCAGGGAATCCACTAAGTGACTTTCTGAATGTTACAGCCTTACCTAAATCTGCCTGTTCTTTCTGATAAGCAGTATAGAGAGAATCATTACCTTTAGCACAAGCAAGAAGTATCTGCTGATACATATTCATGGCATGAATATTGAAGATACCTTCGGATGAAGCAAAGTTTACCTTGTGAACCATTTCCTTCTCACCAGTCTCTACACCAATAGTAATGGAGTAAAGTGTATGGTTCTCTGTCTCGCCAACCAATCCTACGGTAATATTTACAGACTCGCCATTGCCAGTTTCAAATATCTCGGCAAAGTTCTTGTATGGCAGAGGATAACCATTTGAGGATGTACCATCAGCATTAAACATGTGTGCGCCTACGGTAAAAGGAGCTTGTGCCCATCCATCAGTAGCCTTATTCCAAAGTGGATTTTCAAAGGTTGTACCATTGATAGGAACATCATCATTATTCTTGTTGTAAGGCAAGTTGTCGATATTCCATACGATGATAGGGGATTGAGGTAAAGCCTTTTTCACCTTTTCATAGGAGATAATCTCATCAGGGTTATGGATATTACCACTACTATTTAGAATATCGTTTCGCTTGGCGAGGTTAATCTTTCCATAGTGGTCAAAGATTCCGTTGCTATCATACACATCATTAACATCTGGTGTGTCGTAAGCAAAATTATCCAAGGCTTGATAAGGGTTGATGGATTTCTCATATCCTCTTATAGAATAGAGGATGACCTGTGCCATATCAGAACCTATGACTATATCCTTTGGTGTTCCCTGCTTCCAGTTTGCGTTAGAATAATCGAACATTCTGACACATACACCATTGATACACAGATAAGCCAAGTTTACGTCCTTCTCTGTTGCGTCACCACCACCAAGATTGTTGACCGTATGAGTAGTAGTTCCATCGATAGACAGAGAGAATTTCATTCTCTTGGTCTCAGGATAGTAAGTCATTACACTATCAGTAGAACATTTTACCTCGATTTTGTTAGCGTATATGCGGAAACCAGTTGTATCATCCATGCAATCTACGATAACTGCATTCTCATCAGAACAGATACCTGTCTCAAACTCAATCTCAATGGTTCTTCCCTTCTTGCTTCCACTCACACCGAAATTCTCTGCAAATGGTTGCCAATCTTTCAATGTGACATACTTTCCGGCTCCGATGGTCATACCCTTTCCATCAAGGAATCCGTTATAGTCATTAAACTTGAAATTGTCAGAACGTTCTATATAGGAAGTTCTTACCCCTTCGTAATAACTCTCCAGGTTCTCGATACCCTTATCGGAATTAGTCTTACCCTTCATGGAGTAATATACCTTACATTCACTGACTGGCTGCAAGGTAACTCCTGCACCCTTGATTGTTACATCGTGGGTTGCACTCACCTCGCCAATGGATATGACTACACTAATCTTTGGAGCATAGTCATTCAAATCCAATGGTACGGTAGCCATCAAGGGTGTCTCTCCTGATGTATGATTATCATCTACGGTACATAACTGGTCCGTCAGAACAAGCTCTTCAGTATTGTTATTATACAATACCTTGATTTCGATTGCGACCTGCGAGCCAATCTCATTGTCAGGAAGGTAGAAATAATAAGGTACCTGAATGGTAGAATACTGAGTAGCAGATACAGGAGCATCCTTTCCTATAGCAATGGCAGGGGTATTGCCCTTCTTGATATAGGAAGTTCGTATCTTTTCTGTCGTAATGCCATACTCTGAATTGGATGCCCATACTTCAATCTCATGCTTACCAGCAGCATAAGTACCTTTTGAGTCAATCACAAACTCACCAGATGAGTTATTGATGGTCTTGGTCATGGTTTCGCTACCATTACCATTGCTTACCTTGCAATAGACGGTGGCATTCGCACCCTGGCAATTCACACGCAAAGCCCACTTTCCGTCTCTTACGGAAGTCTCTACATAACTCGCATCAAAAGAGAGGTTGATAGATACCGTTCTGATGCTGAGAGAGAAAGTTCTGCTTTGACCGTGCGTATTAGCCACAGTAATCTTTACAGTATTCGTTTCTGACACAAGATAGTTGGTCAGGTCAACATTATAATTGTTGCCAGTTGCCGTACCAGAAGCTTCAAGTGTCTGTTTCAGTTCCGGAATATCAACGCCATTCACTGATACTACAAGAGTTCCGCTGGTCTCATCCTTTTCGGAAGGCTCTCCGTAGTAACTATTGTAATTGATGGTCGCAATACACTCTGTTCCCTTTACGATGACATCATTAGGTCTCTTTACCATAGATGTTCGCAGGATATACTGGAGTTCAGCCTTTGCCGTAACAAAGTCATACGACTGTTTGACGTTATCAGCATACTTATCCTTGTCGTTATACCACTCACGATAACTATTCTCATCGGAAAAGAACCTCCAATAGATGTGTGAATTGTTTCCCTCCGGCACTACCTCTTGGTCAATATAACCGAACTTCCCATCTTTTAAGGAAATCAAGTTGTCCTTGATGAGCTTCTGTACCCATTTGCCCAAGTAACCTCCCCAATCTTTCTTGAGGTCAGTTATTTCCTCGTCTTTTTTTTCTGTTGCCATATCTTATAATTAATTTTTCCAAGTTTCATCATCAATCCAAGGTTTCTCATTGACCCACCAGCCGCTGCCAAAGCAGCTTCTGATAGCTTGCCAAATGAGAACACTTCCCTTATACACTGCCGAAATCACATTACTTCCCAATCTGATAGCAGAGATTTCTTTATTTCCTAACTTTATCATAGGCTATTCCTCCGTAAGCATATAGTAAGTGTCTGGGTCTTTCGTTTCCAAAGCCTCGTAAGCCGCTTCCGTCATATTCACGAACTTCGTGATAGTGGCAGGGATATTATCTACTTTTTTCTTCAACGTAGAAATATCAGACGTAGCGGTAGTCAAAGCCTGTTTGTTTGCCTCTGCCATTCTGTTTGCTGCCTCTGCCTTGACCAACGCATTGCTTGCATCAGTAGAAGCGGTGGTAGCTTTCTTCTTGATTTCGGTGATAGTGGATGATAAGTGGCTGAGTTTGTCACTAACAGCCTTCTGACTCATCACCTTATCCTCAGCTTCTCCTGATTCCTGAACAACACTCTCCTTGTCGAACTTCTTAGCCAATGCATCATTCAAGATCTTCTGGCTTACAACCTTATTGGTGCTCACGCCCAACTCCTGAGCCACTTCCAGCAAGGTTGTGTTTACCCAGCTGCTGCCATTTTCAGAATAGAGTACATTGATGCCCTGAGGAACTGCGAGATTATCAAAGTTTTTATACGTACCAGCTACGGTCGCAAAATAATACATTTTGGCATCAATAACCTTTGTAGGCACAGTGTCAAGATTAGCCACGCCCATATACGTAGCAGATTTTACGAGCTTAAACTTTTCTATGATATTTGTTATCAACTCGTCCCAATAGCTATCCCTCTTGGCATTTACACACCAAGTTCCTCTGTCTGCATTCCAGTAGTGAGACCAACCGTCTATCACCACATAGTCACCGGCCACACCACCAGTAGGGAAATTTCGGTTCACCTCATAGATGCTGCCATATTCTCCCTTGTAATGAGGATCTTCTTTATTAATATCGATAGCCATAAAATATTATATTTGAGATAATTGGTTATACTTTTCTGCCAAATCGCTTTCCTTCTTACTTACCAGGAAGATGCTGATGGCACGATAGATAAGATATTTCTTGCATTCATCTGTCAGGGAAAGGATGATCTTCTGGTCGGTCACTTCGTCTTCATGCCCAGTATCAGTAGAAAACACATCCTCTAACTTTAGATAAGGGATATACGTGAACAGTTCAACCTCATGATCATATACAGTTCCAACAGGTGCATGGTTGGCATCATACCTTCCGGCAGTCCAGTACATCAGCACTCGCTTTCCTGTAATTGGCGATGTGGTAATCATGCCCTTTGGTTTCTGTGGCGTTCCCCTGGTCCACCGGGAGACTTGCATCTGAGCCTCCTTGCTGCCTGGTTCCATCAGCATCGTCAGCGTGCTTTGCCAACTTTTTAGTTTCAGTTCTACCAGTCTCAGCCAATCGTCAGGAATTGTCAGGCTTCCATGACCATCTGTAAACTGTGTTTGGATGGCATCATAATCTTGATTGCCACTTTCATTCAGCGAAACTTCCACCCTTTTGGGGAGAATCATTTGCGCTGGTGCTTGCAGCAGAATCTGTTGTGCTGCCGTTTCAATGGCTTGCTTCATTTCCGTGTCCGAATCATCCGTAATGATGTCATTCACCTCATCATGGATCACTTCGTCCATAGCTATGCGCATTTCCTTCACAAGGTCACTTATAAGGACTTCCAT